ATTGATCAGGAGTCATGAATCCTCGTTGTTCTCTGTTAAGAAGAGATAGTACGGTTCTATATACTGTATTTACATTTATGGCCATATTATTATTTATTATAGCCTTTGGCCCCGTTAAGGGCCGTGACTATTATTGACTATTTTAATCTTTTTTCAACAGCTGTATAAACTTCAACTCCTTCATCGGTTTTAAAGAATGCTGTTAAAGCTGAATATGGGTTTTCTTCATAAGGAACAGTAACTAATTTTTTATTAGTTGATCCCCAAGTAAATGTTCTTTGGTCAGCTGATAACTTAATAATACCCGCTTCAACTGCTCTAATACCCATATTTCTAATTTTTATGTTTTCGTCAGCGGCAAGTTCTAAGAACATTCTAGGGTCTTTCTTAGCTAGATTAATCAAATCACGTTTAAGTTCCTTAGAAGTCATCTGAGATGCCTTATTTCCAACTTCTGTACGCACTATAGCTTCAATTTGGTCAATATCCATGTCCATAGCTATGTTTAAAGCATCAACTTCCATTTCTATAAAATCTAATTCGTCTTCTGCTTGTGCTGCTGGATCAAATTCAAAAAATAAATTATCTCTTTGCGGGTGATAAAGTGATAAAAGTTTTTGTAAAGTTTGTTTAGATCTTGGAACTGTAAGTTGTCCATCTTCAAAAGTTATATGTTCTAACTTTGAGTCTCCTACAAATTCATCTACAAAAGGTGTTTTTTGATTTGACGTATATTTTAATTCTCTTTCATATCCTTTTTCTTCATCAAAATAGTATATGTTTGAGCTTTTTATTGTATAAGTAAGCGGTGATAAACCGTCTTTTAAGACATATATTCTGTCTTTTATTTGCCATGTAGGTTTTGATACTACCGGCTCTTGTTGAATTATTTCTTTAACCGGTGCTTCCGCAACGATTGTTTCTTCACTCTTTTGAGCTTTTGCTTTTTTTGCCATGATATAATATAATATAAGTTAATAAAAAGTAAAGCTAGGGTGTTAATCCAATTGATCACACCCTGCTCTACTATGAAAAATTTAAGAAGTTAATAACATAAAGTTGTTAGCACCTTGTGTAATTAAACATCTTTCTGATAGGTAGTGAACTTCCATTGCATCTAGGTCAGAGCTGAAGTTTCCTCCAACTGAACCAGTTGTCCAAGATTTCATTTTTCTATCATCAGTTTGAGAAGCTCTATATCTTACGTGTAAGAAAGGTCTCTTAATGTTTTTACCAAGAATTTGGTCATAAACAGTAGATGTACCAGCAGGTACAATTACACCTCTAATATCGTTTTCAATAATACCTCTTGTTGAACCGTCATTTAAGTATTTCCAGTCAGTTTTGTAGAAGTCATAAGAACCTCTTCTAAAACCTGAAAACCCTAAGTTAAGCGCCATGTCTTCGCTGTTTGAAAATACACCATAAGATGTACCACCTGCACCGTAAGAATTTTGCGTAGCTAACATATCGTCAATCGCTAGAGATACATCTCTGTTGATAAATAACATGTTTTCTTCGATTGCACCTTGAGCGTCAAACTTCTTAAGAATGTTATCAAACGAACCTAAGTCATCTGTTGGAGAAGTACCAGCGATACCAGTTGTGATGTGACCTCTTGCAGTTACTGCTGCAAAAAGACCTTCTGTACCAGCTGTATCGTCTGAACCAGCAGTACCTAGTTGTGAATCAACACCCCCATTTGCTTTTGCTAGTTCACCTTCAATCATTGCCATTTCAAGATTGTCCTCGAATCTTTGTCTTGTGTCACCTTCTGCTTTTAAATACCATAAGTAACCAGACTGTCCTTGCTCACCTGTTACTTCAACCCAACCAATTTGAGAAGCGTCAGATCCTGAAACCTCGTACTTATCTTTAATGATAATTGGTTTGTTAGTTAAAGAAGCAAAAGATGGTTGTACCGCGTTGCTAATTCCTGAAGTTCCTTTCTTAAATTCAGAACCAAATACGAATAAGTCACACGTTGCTGTTCCGTCGTCATCTGTTGTTACGAAACCAGATACAGCACCAACAGTTGCACCTCCTGAATAAGGAATTGCAGTTAATGTTGTGTTGTCAGCTGCTACTGCAGAAACATACGCTTTAATTACTGTAGGAGAAGTTTGGTTATCGCTAAGCACGATAGTTTGTCCAACTCTTACTGCGTGAGTTCCTGAAGATGCAATTGTAATTACACCGGTGTTAGCTACTGCTGCACCTTTGTAGTGTAAGTGTAGTCTACCTTGCTCAGACCAAACAACTTGATCAGAAGTCATAGGCATTTCAGCGCTCACCATTCTTAAGAAAGAAGCTATAGATCTGTTTCCAAATACTTCTACTTCTTGCTCATATAAGTCTGGTAAATACTGCTGAGACCAATCGTTTGAACCACCTGTAAATGATAGGTAGTTTGACGATAATGTCTGTTTAGCTGGTGCTGGCGTTGAGTTCAACGAGCTTCCAGCTGATGGAGTTATTGCTGCCATTTTATATTTAAATTTTAATTATTAATTATTTTTTTAATTTAATACGTAGCTTTGAGCTATCGTCTCCTGATATTGCTCTCACTTTAATTCCACCTGATTCAACAACACCTGAACTAGTTTGTCTCGGATCCATGTTTATATTTTTGGATTCTGCCGAAATTTCCTTAACAGCTTCTGTTTTCCCAAGTTGATAAAAGTGATTCGCTATACTATCAGCGTTTTGCGCAGCGAATAATGCTTTATGATAACCGTATCCATCTTTTAGTCCATCTTCATCGCTAAGGTAACTACCTACTACGTTCATAATGTCCATTTGATTATTTTTTACTTTATCTACATCTTTAACTTTAAATTGGAATTTTTTGTTATCAATATTAAAATCAAAACCTTTGAATTCTTGATTGAAAACTTCATCCGTTTTTAATTTAAAGCCGTTACGCACTTTTTCTTGTATCTGAGCATTTTCTTTTTGCTCATTATTGTATCTATTAAAAAAGTCTATTGCCTTTTGTTGATCTTTATTTAAATTATCAGACATTTTAACTTCTTTATAGTATTTGTTTTTTTGATCTTCTAAAAAGTTTTTAGCTTTAGCTATTTCTTCTTTATAAGCTAATTGTTTTCTTTTTACGTTTGTAGCATCGTCAATTTCTTCATCGTAAGAAAACTTATCTTTAATTAAAAAATCAATTTCTTCAGAATTTAAATGTGATTTAGTTGTGCTATAATATTCTTTGACTAAATCGTTGTTTTCAAATTTTGAATAATCTTTATTAAGTTTCACATAATCTTCTAAAGTACCGCCTGTATCTTGCATAAACTTAATTAAATCATTAACACCTTCTGGTATTTCAGTGTTTTGATCCAAAGGTTTATTTATTTCAGGTTCTGTATTTAATACATTATTTTCCTGAACAAGCTCTTCTACTATTTCCTTTTCTTCTTCTTTTTGACTTTGTTCGGTAGACTCTTCAGGCTGCGTTTCGTTTTCTTTTTGAACTTCTTCGCTAGCGCTGGATTCGTCGCGTACAGAAACCTCATCTGTGCTTTGCTCTTGAATGGCATCTTCTTCTTGTTTAGGTTGTCTTAAATCTACTTTGGTAATTGTTTCAGTACCAGTATCTAATCCCATTTTTTTTAGGGCTTTAGTTTCTTTTTCAGCTGTAGATGGATTTTCATCTTCTACAACTTTTGCTTTTATTTCTTCTGACATAATATAATATAATTATTTACTCTTTTAATAAAGGTAAGAATAATAAACCTTATGATCCTTGATAGGCTACAATAGTTCCGGAGCTTACATCAATTTCAGTCCAACGACCGTAAATTGTAACTCCTTTAGGAAACGTAACACTATCAACGACTATTCCGTTTGATCCAGCTCCAATGCCTTCTGTATTAATATATGTTGTTGCGCTTTCTGCAACTAATCCGCTTGCGCTATCAAATACAGAGTCGGTTAACATTGTTATAGCTACAAATACATTACCTGAATCAGGTGTAATAGCATTTGAACTTGCTGTTGTATAAGTTGAACCGTTTATACTTCCAGTCCAATCATTTCTAGGTACTTTGCTCATAATTTTTAATTTATTTATTATTTAGGATCAAATTGTTCTAATCCAAATCCACCTAAATTATCAAATCCCATTGTAGATTCAAAGTTTTTTGGAGGAGTATTATTTTTTCTTTGCTCAATTAATTCAGACTGTTGTGAAGCTTGAATTTTTGTTCTTTCATCTTTTCTATCTTCACGATACTTGTCTTTATCATTAATCACTTGTAAATCCATTTCTTTAAGCTTTACATTAAGTTGAAACTCATGTAACATAAGCTCTTTCTTTATTGCCGCTTCTCTTTCTAGCTTTTGAATATCAAATTGCGTTTGTGCTTGTCCCATTTTAACTTTGTTTTCTGTTAAAATAGTATTCTTTTGAATATCTACTGCCGCAGCTGCTTCTGCTGCTTGTGCATTAGATTGGGATTGAAGCTCTATATTTCTTGCACTAATAGCTTGGTCTTGTTCTAATTTTTTTCTTCTTCTTAATTTTAAAAGCTCATTTGCAAGTTTTAAATTTTTTACATTTCTTATATCAATTGCATCTTCAAGATTTATTTGTTCTCTTTGCAATGATGCTTGAATATTATTTTCTAATAATTGTCTTTCTTCTTCATCTGGGGTTAATTCTAAAAATATCCCAAAATCATGTAAATGAAGTTCCGTAACTTCTTCCAAGTTTGCAACATTAAATCTTCCTAAAGAATTTACAAAAGAATTTTTAGTATTAGCAAACTCTAAAACATCTGATATTCTTAAAGATATTGCTTCAGCTGTTTTTAAAGTTAAATACAACCCTGATTGTAATATATGTCTTGTTGCAGTATTTGAATTAGCAGCTGCAATTTTTTGCAATCCAACTAATGCATTTTTATCAGGAGCAGAGCCATCTCTTGCTTCATTTAAACCTGTAACATCTCGCATGTTTTGTAAATAATAATTATAAGCTGTTATTAAGCTAGATATTTTACCACTACCACTTCCTGATTGCAATTCTTGTATTGGAACTCTACCATTATTAAACTCACCATCTTGTGTCATTGATCTTCCAATAACTGAACCTGTTTGAAAAAACATATTTAAAGCTTCTTGCGGATTATAATTTGTTCCGTTACCTAAATCAACTTCAGCAATACCATCAGCGTCTAAAAATACTCCGTCTGGAACCATTCTAGATAACACTTGTTGTAGTTTTAAATGTGTAAGTTGAATCATATCTGCAAATGTTGTCATTCTACTAACTAACGATTCTAGTCTTCCTTTATACATTCTAGGCGCTACTATATTATATGACATTTCAACTTTTGTTGTATCTGATTTAGGTCTTGTCATATTTTCACACATTTTCCATTCTAATACATTTTCACTACCAATTATTTTTGTACCTGCATATAATACTTCTATTGCTCTATTTATTTTTTCAAATCTTGATCTTTGATCTGCCGGAGGATTAAAAGTATCTTCTTTTTTTATAGCTTTTTTACCGCCTGATGCAGTTTCTTTTATTTTATATGTTTGGTTATGATATGTTTTATATTCAAAATGTAATACATAAACATATCCATCATCATCACCATCTAAAGCTCCGTATGATC